AAGCCCTGGATGAAGAAAAGATTGCCTATGAAGTGTCTGCTGATGGTCGGCTGTCATTTGCCAAAGAAATGTATGCTGAAGAACTGGCCCAATATAAAGCGTTCATCGACCAGAAGACGGCATATTACCAGCAGGCAAAAGACATTGAAGCTGATATTGAGGAAGCAAAGAACCAGGTATCTATGGAACGGCTGCAGGATGTACTGACTGAAGCAAATGCTATCCGCCTGAATGACTACGAAGCGCAGAAGGCGATGATGGAAACCTATCAGGAAACGTATTTGGCCGCACATGCGTCTACGGCTCAGATGGTGGCTGATTTGTACAGTACTGCATTCAGCGGACTCAGTTCAGCTATTACCGATACCATCATGGGAACGAAGACGCTGGGGCAGGCATTCCAAAGTCTGGGCAAATCCATGATTCAGGTCATTGTGGAATTTTACGCAAAACAACTGGCAGGGATGCTGGTCAATAATTCGATGGCCAAGGCCCAGACGGCTGCAGCTATATCCCAGACAACGGCAGAAGGTACAGCTATGGCTGCAGCATTAGGTCCGGCAGCATTCTTCAAACTGGTGTTAGATCCTGCGTCTGCCGGCGTGGCCATGGGATTGATGTCAGCAGGTACGGCGGCATCTATGGCGACTTCACTGGCATCGTCCTTTACGGGACTGGGAAGCTTATCCAATGGCGGGGCTTCCTGGTCTGAAAAACAGTCATCATTGACATCGGCTCCATGGAACGGGCCGAAGCTGGCTTCTGGTGGCATTACCAAAGGAAACACGATTGCCATGATTGGAGAAGGCCATTATGAAGAAGCAGTCTTGCCACTATCCAGGGATAAATTCGAACAGCTTGGACTGATTGACAATAATAAATCCGTCAATAATGTATCCATGAACGTCAGCACACTGGATGCATCTTCTTTCACTGATTTCCTCCGTAATGGGGGGCTGGATACCATCCGGCAGGCTTTATTTGAAAATGATCGTAATTTCGCAACAGAGGCAGGTGTATTCTAATGGCTTTACGGAAGTTTCCTATTGAACTGAACAAGCTCAGCTGGTCCAGTACGAAAGCCATGAGCTGGGATACGGAAGTACAGACGTCCGGGAGTGGTAAAGTACGGACGATGACCAACTTACTGCTGCCGAACTGGACCATTGAAACGAAGTTCGTTTACTTGACGGATGACGAATATCGTAAATTATTGGGATTCGTGGCGCTCTGCAAGGGCGCCTTTGAACCCTTCTTGTGGAAAGATCCGGAAGATTACCAGGAGAAAAAACGCCAGCTTCCTATGGTGACAGCAGGAACTTATCAGGCCATTATGACCATGGGAGATTATGTGGAACCTGTAGAGTATATCGAAGACGTCACAGTGTGGGTCGATGGGCAATTGCAGAAGGATACAGCCTATACGGTCGTGAATGGCTGTATCGTCTTCAAAACAGCACCGTCTGCAACGGCTATCGTCAAGGCCAGCTATACGTATTGGTGGAAAGTCATGTTCAAAGACGATGGTTTGACTATTGAAAAAGTTTTTCAGAACATCAATAAGACGAAGTCGTTCAAACTCGTGACAGTGAGGTGATGACATGAAGACCGTAGCAAAAGACTTGGAAACCTATCTGAACACGGCGAAAAATATGACGTCCTGCGACCTATACGAACTGACTCTGTTCAATGGCCCGACGTACTATTATGCCGATACCGACATGGATATCACCTATAATGGACATATCTACGAACATAATGCATTACTTATCAAACGGAACCAGATTAAGCTGAACAGCAGCGTTGTCGTCGATACGATGACCATCACAATAAATGCCGATGCGAACGACTTGATTGGCAGTGTTCCGGTATTACAGGCAGCACATGATGGTATCCTCGACCGGGCAAAGCTCCAGCTTCGACGTTGTTTCTTCCGAGATAAAACCATTGTTGGCTGCATCTCTCTTTTCGGCGGGACGGCCGAAGTTAAAAGTGCCGGCGGTATCAAACTACAGCTGAGCGTCAAAGCTAAAACTCAGGGGCTCAACATGCAGTTTCCGATTCGGAAGTATTACCCGCAGGGAACCTATTCGGCGAACGACAAGAGTCAGGTCATATCCAGTAAGGACACGGATGATACCTGCCTTATTGCTCCCTTCGTACCCAGAAAGGAAGTGCTCATATGACAGATGGCGAAAAAATCGCAGCGGCAGCCAGGTCATGGCTGGGAACGCCTCACGTTAACCAGGCAAGGGTCAAAGGCATTGGTGTTGATTGTGGGATGCTGCTGATTGGGGCCCTGGAAGATGCTGGCTTGATTGATAAAGGAGCTATTAAAATTGCTCCATACTCAAACGAATGGCACCTGCACCATAGCGAAGAATGGTTCTTATCTTATGTGAAACAGTACTGTACCCCTGTCACCGGGACTGATATGGCCATCGGTGATTTTTTAATGTATCAGTTTGGCCGATGCGTGTCCCATGGCGGTATCTATATTGGTGATAATCAGATTATCCATGCTGTTATCGACCAGGGCGTCATTTTGTCAGATTTGAATGACGTCATGTTCCTGGACGCTCATGGCAGAAGCCGGCTTCGTGGTATTTATCGGTTCAAGGGGGTGGAATAATGGGCATTTTCCGAGGACACACGACGACTATACGGGGAAATAAGATTGCAGACTTTACTGTTAGCACGGCCGAATACGGTGCACCGGTGCCGGAGATTCTGGGAACGACCCGTGTCAGCGGCAACGTCATTTACTATGATGATTTTACAGCCCATGAACACCGGCAGACTCAGCGCAGTGGCAAAGGCGGACACAGCAAAACGGTTACGGTATCGTATACCTATACGGTTGCCGCTGTATTGGGATTGTGTGAAGGACCGGTCAGTGGTATCAAACGGGTATGGGTAGGGAAAGATATTTATAACTATCCCAATGATGCGATACAGCTGACTCTCTGGAAAGGGACGCAGGACCAGAAGCCTTGGGCCTATGTAACCGGGAAGCATCCGGACAAGGCATTACCGTACACTGGATTGGCCTACATGGCCGGTATCATTGACCTGGGTGATAGTGGCAGTATGCCGAATTATAATTTTGAAGTGGCCGGCAAACTATTGGATACTGGCGACGGTGTTGATGTCAATCCGGCTGATTACATCCGTTATGTCCTGGATAAAGTGGGCCTGAACAGTGTCGAAATCATCGGGCTCGACAATTATCGGAGATACTGCGCCGCCGCGGACCTTCTCATTTCTACCCCGCCCGATGAAACGCAGTCGAAGAGTGCCAGGGACATCATCAATGAAATCGCTACACTGACGAACGCCTATGTATTCTGGTCTAACGACACTTTTAAAATCGTGCCTCTGGATGACCGTACATATTCATCATGGACTCCGAACAGGACTGTTTTGTATAATCTTACGGCTGACGACTTTATTCCACAGTCCGGCGGGGCACTGGTAACGTATCAGAGAAAAGACAGCAGTGAAGTTTATAACCAGTATCCTGTCGAATTCATCAATCGGACCAATGGCTATGAAAAGGAAACCGTCAGTTATGCTGTCACCGACGATATAGCAGACTATGGCCTGCGTCAGGCAAATACGACACAGGCCCATTATTTTTATACAAAAGAACGGGCTGTCAAATTAGCCGAATCTTTGGCCAGAAATGGCAAATACGGCCGGAATAAGTATACGTTTAAATTAGACTGGTCCTTCTGCCGGCTTGAAGTAGGTGACCTGGTCACATTGACAGATGAAAACTGCGGACTAAATAAACAGGTCGTGCTCATCGACAGCGTTACTGAAGGTACTGACGGGCTGTTGACTTTTACAGCTGTTTCACGCCCGGATGGCCAGTATAGTGAAGCCATATATGATGTCCATGAAACGGACCGCCCATATATCAATTACAATCAGCCGGCACCAGATACGGACAAGCCTGTTATCCTGCAGCCGCCGGCAGACCTTACGACAAACGGGCTTGAACTCTGGATTGGGGCTAAAGGAACAGCAGATATGTGGGGCGGCTGTGACGTCTTTGTCAGTGATGACAATGCTCATTATAGATTGGCGGGGCAGATTACCAATACGGCCCGTATCGGGACATTGGCAGCTACCATTTCAAAAGACACAACAACCATCGAAGTATCGGTAAATGGGACATTTTTGTCTGGCACGGAACAGGACGCAGAACGAGGGAACACCCTGTGCTGGCTTGACGGAGAATGCCTGTCATACCAGACGGCAACACTTCTGTCTAATGGCCATTATCAACTCACTGACTGTATTCGTGCCCAGTATAATACATCGGCAACGTCTCACGCCGCCGGAGCATCTTTTGCCCGATTGGATGCGACATTATTACATATTCCGTTCCACAAAGAGGATGTCGGCAAAAAGATATGGCTCAAGTTTGCATCCTACAATATTTTCGGCTCAGGAAATCAGAGCCTGGCCGAGGTAAAAGCCTACGAATATACCATCATGGCGTATTACATCCCTCCTGTATCGGATCTGACCGCCTATAACCGGTATCGCCAAATGCCAGACGGGGTTGCCCGGTATGATCTGGTAGTCACCTGGACACCTCCGGATCTGCAGAGCTACCTGAGCGGTGAGGTTTGGTATAAAACAAATCACCAACAGGCACAGTCTATCGTCATCAAAGAAGGAACGTCTGCTGATGCTATGGGTTTTGACGGAGAGTGGATCTATGGAGGAAGTGGGAAGAATCAAGTAGTCATCCCTCAAGCAGTTGTTGGGGATACCTATCGAATCTGCGTATGCACCAAAGATGAATGGGGTATATCAACGTCACCAGATATAGCGCCTTCCGTTGATATATTGGTAGCCATGAAAACGACTACGCCCAATGTTCCTGATAATTTTTCTATTGCTTTTAGCGGTACGGCTATTGTGACATGGAATGAAGTTACCAATACGGATATCGCTTACTACGAGATTAGAAATGACGCATATCCAGGGGCTGAAACAGCGGGACTCCTTGCCAGAACAAACGGGGTATCTGCTACGATTCCACTGACAAGCCGGCAGGGGAAATTATATTTATATGCCCGGAACGCATTGGGGAAATACAGCGATGCAGCCATCCTGAAATACAACAAAGGACTGCCGCCAACTCCTAATGCCCCTGTCCTTACGGCATCTATCGGCGGCTTCGGTGTCCAGGCGGAAGCGATTCCTGCCGGATGTGCTGGCATGAACGTCTATATCAATGATGATGCCAATGTCCGGACGGTAAACAATAGCCTGTCTTATACCTGTGAAGCAGGTATTTATGACGTTTGTGTCGCTTACTATGACATGTTTGGGGAGGGCGAAAAATCGGCATCATCCCGGGTTACTGTCAAAATTGAAATTGATGGCGACATGATAAAAAATGAGTCTATATCGCTGGCAAAGGTTGACCAGGCAATACAAGAAACCATTGCCAGCGGGGGAGAAGCCGGGAAAGCTGTCAAAGTCATTACTGACAACCTGAATAAAGAAGACGGCTATAAGAATTATACAGCCCTGACACAGCTCAACGATGCCATCAACTTACGGGTAAAAGCCGATGACGTCGTCAACCAAATTAACATATCCAAAGAGTCTATCCTAATTGATGGCAATAAGGTCCACATCACTGGTAAAACGACAATCGATAATAACGTCATTACGAAAGGGATGATTCAGGCCGGAGCTGTTACAGCAGAGAAAATGAGCGTATCGGAATTATCGGCTATAACGGAAAACGTCGGTACGCTGAAAGGCGGCGAAATTATCGGGACAACACTGCGCAACGACAGTAATACATTTTCCGTCGATGCAAACGGGAATATCGTCGGGGCGTCAATAAAAAGTGGAACCATTGATGGCTCGAACGTGCGGATTAACGGATATTCTGTCAAAGCTGTGGCCTTTGTCCGTGGCTCCATATCAGACGGCGGAACGATACCGCTCCCCAGCGGATATAGTGAAAGCGAATGCATGTGGGGCGTGTGGGCCACGGACAGTCAAACCATAGGCTCATGCTCCGGCCGGACAGCAATTTTTTATAAAGAAAGCGAAAAGACTGGAAAAATATCAACGTTCGGGGTTGTCATGAACGGTGGTACTTTAACCTCGGTAACCGCAGACGGGAAATACACATATATGGATTTATCACGTGGTGGCTCCGGCAGCTATTGGTGTATGGGGGTGAAACAGTATTGATGTACTATTACGGATTTAAGCAAGACGGGGCTTGTGTATTTTCTGCTGATGCCCCAGTCGAACCAGAAACAGGTATAACGGTTGTTGCATCCGAAACCCGGTACGACATCCAGAACATTGTATTGCAGAATGGAGTGATAGTAGAAAATGAATAACACGATACTGATAGGAGTCATCTTGTTTGCTGTCATCGCTGTATATGCATACCGAAAGAAATCAAAAAGCAACAAAACAGCATCTACGAATCCTCATTTCGAGTGGGTAGAAGTGCCGGAAAAACGGGAACTGAAAACCATTCAGACGACGGAACGGCAGTTTAAATATAATCCGAAAACTGGCCATAACGAATGGGTAGATGTTCCTGTGACAAAAACAGAATGGGTCGTAACAGAACCAGCACACAAAGAATACGTTTACAAGGAGGACTGATAGCATGAAACGACAGGCATTTCAGCCCGGGGAAATCCGGGACGAAAACGACGCGATTATACGTGAAGGCGCGTATGGTAAAAAGTCGGCGTTTGCTACGGCTGATAACAAGGGTATCCTGGATTACATGATTAATAACTTTGACGCGCTGAAAGACGCCATCGACGGTGGTCGGGTATACGTAGCCAGCGCATCTGACTTACCGGCGACGGGGGATATAGCAAACGTGTATATTGCCAACGATACAGGTAAATGGTACTACTGGGACCCGGAAACGTCAAAGTACGTCACCATCGACAACGCACGGACAGTCGCGAATGATGCTATATCGGCCCGGGATACGGCTAAAGCGTGGGCAGAATCAAGTAGTTCGCCTGACGGGGCCACTGACGCTGACAGCTCAACGGGAAAAACGCAGTCATCGAAATCCTGGGCGCTATACAGTAAAGACCGGGCAACCGCATCCGCATCGTCGGCGTCGGCGTCCGCATCCAGTGCATCAGCAGCTAAAACAAGCCAGTCCGATGCCGCCAGCTCTGCCAGTGCGGCAGCGTCCAGCGCCTCAGCGGCCAAATCCAGTCAGACTGCCGCAGCCACCAGCGAAACGAATGCGAAAGCGTCAGAAAAAGCCGCCGCAAGCAGTGCCGATACAGCTAAAACGTCACAAAGCGCGGCTGCATCGTCCGCTAGTCAGGCAAAAATTAGCGCGACAGATGCCGCAAATAGCGCGGCATCTTTAACTTATGCTACGGCGGATGAAGCCAAGACCGGTATAGCTGACAATCGGATTATCAGCCCTAATACGTTAAAATTAACGATTAATTATATGACAAACCAATTACAACGAAATAAAAAGTATGCTGTCGGCGATATAGCATATAGCCCTTCACTGCCTTCATGGGCCTATTTGGAATGTATTACGGCTGGAACCACTGGAAATAAAGAGCCGGATTTTAGTAATGCGGCCTCTACGGGGAGTGCGATAGCTGATATGGCCGATGGAAACGCACATTGGAGAGTAAGAGATACTCGTTGCCGCTATGAAGTCGGTGACATTATTGCTAAAACAGCTACGCCGAAAAGCTACGAATATTTACTTCCATGTAATGGGGCCTCTTTTGATAAAACAAAATATCCACTGCTTGCCAAAGTATTTACGAATGGTAAAGTACCTAATTTGACAGATGGCCGTTTCCTAGAAGGCAGTACGGCATCCGGTACTAGTAAAAATGCAGGGCTACCTAATATTACAGGCACCATAGGCGGCGGGGGTGGCTCAGGTGCCGGGTCAGGGAACGGATTATTTAGGAGTTCCCAATTAGGCGGAGCCTTAGTTGCTACTACTAGTGATAATTATGGTGATAACTTCCCTGTATTCTCCAAAAACCAACCATGGCCACAGGGTAATCCTATTATACAGGCAAAATTCGATGCATCTTTATCTAATAATATTTATGGTGCTTCAAATACCGTACAGCCTAAATCGTATACGGTGGTTTATTACGTATGTTATGGAGGTTAATGTAAGTTACAGATGGCACTAGGACAGGGGGGGGGAAGTGTAAAATGCTTGAACAGATTGCAACGAGTCTGGCTATATCTATTATAACGGGGGGCGCTACCTATCTATACGGCCGGTATTGTAGCGAGCGCGCACTCCGTCGCGGCGTGCAGGCCATCCTACGATATGACATGCTTACAGTGTATAACGCATTCCGGAAGCGCGGCTGTACCGTGTCAGAAAAACAATCCTTTGCTAACATGTATGAGTGCTATCACGCACTTGGAAAAAATGGCGTCATGACATCGATATATAATAAAGTCATGGCCATGCAGGAGGTGGATGATGAAAAATAAAATAATTACATTAGGCCGGTGGGGGCAAAAGCACTGGCTGCAGCTGATCATCATCATGAGCATTGTGATGATGATTTTTTTATTTCTTGTTTTATTCAGCTGGCTTTTTGGCTATTGGAGCAACGCATTGAGAGGTACACATTTTGAGCTAACGAGCTGTTGGAGCGGCGTGACGGCCGTCGGCGGTGGTATAGCTACGATTGTAGGATTAGCCAAAGCGGCATGGACAAAATATGGCTATGACAGCCGTTTTAATTCGGCAAGATACTCCATGCCAACGGCTACGCAAAACACGCCCACAGTGTCAAACAGTACAGAAAAAATGAAAGGATGATTAACTATGTTAGGCGATTTAAGCGCACAATACGAAAGTAATGGGGACCCGGCTTGCATCAGTGATGGCTATGGCGACCCTGGCGGAAAATCTTACGGTATGTATCAGTTCAGCTCAAATGCCGGAAGTTTAGGGCAGTTCGTCAGCTGGCTGAACGATAACTATCCACAGTACGGCGAACAACTCAACGCATACCCTTTATATAGTGATAGTTTCGATGAGGCATGGCGTAACATTGCCGCTAGTGACAGCGACGGATTTGCACAAGCACAGCATGAGTACGTCAAAGCGGCGTACTATGACCCGACTGTACAGATTCTGGCGGACAACTACTGGCATATCGAGAACCACCACGACGTTTTGAAGGACGTCGTATGGAGCCGGGCTGTGCAATACGGCGTCGGGAACATCCTCGACATGTGGAACGAAGCCGTCCACTGCATGTGGAACGTGCAATCGGGGAATTATGAAGGCTATCCAAATTTAAGCTATATCGACTCGCCGGAATACGACTACGATTTCATCGTGGCCGTATACAGCGTATGCAAGACCCCGGAATGGAACAGTTCGTCGCTACGGGACAGCTTGAACAACCGTTTCGACAGTGAAATGCATGATGCATTGTCGCGTTTATAGGAGGTGATCCATTTTGTATCTTCCGCAGCTGAAAGAGGAGGTTGATAAGATTGCTGGAAATAAAAAGATCCTTATTATTCTTATTGTTTTGCTCATTACTGTGGCTGGTGCCGGCGGCTGGCTTTTGTGCCGGCACTACGACAACCTGGAGCGGGGCGACCGTGACAATGTCCGTGCAACAATACGAAACGCTCAAGAGCTCAATAGAGACGCTCAAACGGAACTCGATCGAGCGCGAACAGCTAATCAGGACGCAGCAGACGCAAATCAAAACGCTCAACGAGCAGCTGACGATATCACAGACACAAATACAGAACTCTCAAAGCTCAATCAGTCAGACACAGACGCTATTAACACAGCAGAGCGAGTCTTTAGAGACGTTGACCGAGCAAATCAACGCTGAAAGCCATAAGTACGCAGTAGCAAAGCGTCAGCGTGATACTTGGGCCGCGGCGGCTGGTATCCTGTTAGTTGGTCTTGCTGTAAAATAAAAAGCAACTCAATGAGTTGCTTTTCTGGTTCAATTAATTCCCTATTAGTTCCCTATATATACATTATATATATGGAAACGCCTGTATCATCAAGTAAATCAGTGCATCCCCTCTCTCTCCGCCAAAGCAATGAAACGGCTCTGTACGATATGTAGCGATACATAAATCGCTTAGTACAGGGCCGTTTTTGTGTTTATAAAAATATTTTCGTATCGCATATTATCACGAAATAAATATAGGTATTCTCTATTTGGGATTTTGTGATATTTTATGATGGATTTGAGAGATGCCGGCTTCGGCAAGTATACTGAATGAGTATGTCACTGGTGTGTTTCGTGTTCCTGTTGTCATCAGGGCACATTTTTTATATGTGTCTCAAACGGATGTAGGACACAGACGTAAAAGAACAGTTTTCCATATCCAGACGGAAAAGATAGTGAATATGGTACAGTAAATAAACATAATGTATTTATATTAGAACGATTGAGTTGCGTTTAAAACATTGTGTTTTTTATAATTATATTTTATTTTATCGTTTTATAAAATAAATTTAACATTACGAATAATCATGGAATTCTAATAAATATTGTTATATAATATGAAAGTAGAATAAGAAAAATAGATTACAAGTTGATAATTTATATTTATTGATTGCTATATACATGATGTTTTGACAACGTATAGGGGGATTTTTTTGTGAGAAGGAGTCACAACAGAAAAATTAGAATCATCATAGCAGCTGCTGTTTTGGGAGCTGCTCAAGCTGTCTGTATACAAGCGGCCATCCCGGCTGGTCTGCCGGAAGGACTGCGGGATACGCCACGCAAAGCTGATGCAGGTATGCTGCAGAATGAATGGCGGGACCGGCAGCGCGCACTGACCATTCCTGAAGCATCGAAAAATATCAAGGTACAGACGCCTGAACAGGGAACATCATCGGCTATTGAGGGAAAAGAGGTCACCCTTCCCGTCCGGGAATTCAAGATTACCGGGCAGGATATCTATCCCGAACAGACGCTGCAGGCACTGCTGGCGGACAATAAGGGAAAAGACCTCACTTTTGCCCAGCTGCAGGGCGGGGCTGATGTACTCACGAAATATTTTCGTGACCATGGCTATCTTGTCGCACGGGCTTATCTGCCGCAACAGCAGGTAGACCAGGGGACTGTGACCTATGTCGTGCAAGTGGGACGGCTTGACGGGGTAACTGTTGAAAATCATACGAAAATCAACGACGCAGCCATACAGCGGCAGATTGGGTTCCTGAAAAAGGGTGATTACGTTACCCGGGCCGGACTGGAACGGGCCGTCTGGCTCTTGTCGGATCTGGCTGATGCAGACGCCAAGGTAACGCTCAGCCAGGGCAGTGAACCAGGAACGGTTCATGTCCTGCTCGATGTCGATCCATACAAGACAAAACACGGTCTGGCAACGGCTGATAACTATGGCAGCCGCTCCATGGGGTATAACCAGTATGGTGTCAATTATGATTTTACCAATCTGGCCCACGAAGGGGATCATCTGAACACGGGCATCGCTACTTCCGGCCGCAAGATGTTCGACTGGGGTGCCAATTATACGATTCCTGTCCTGACCGATGGCCTGCGCATGACTGTCGGTTACAACGTCATGAGTTATGATTTGGGAGATGAATTTTCCTATCTCGACGGGGTAGGCCAGTCCCGCGTGGCTTCCATCGGATTTGATTATGCCATCCAGCGCAGCCGGCTGCACAATTTTTATGCCGGCATCGGATACGAACACAGCCGTATGAAAGATGAATACCGCCTGTGGGATGCAACCTATGGAGATAAGACGGGGAACGCAGCCGTGTTCTCCCTGTACGGGGACAGCCAGGATAATGAAGGGTTCACGAACTGGCGTGTTGATTATAAATGGGGGCACATCACCAACGATGCACTGTATAATTCATCCAATCCTTTTGTTCCGCTTCTGGCCAACAGCCCCCGGACGACGGGAACATATGAAAAAATGCGGGGGTATATCGAACGACATCAGAATATCAACAGCCGCCTGTATCTGCTCCTGACAGCACGGGGCCAGTATGCTTTTTCCAACCTGGATTCGTCCGAACATTTCTATCTCGGCGGGCCGTACGGCGTACGGGCTTATCCGACCAGTGAAGCCTCCGGCGATACGGGATATCTGACACGGGCTGAACTGCGTTGGCAGCTGCCTATCAAGAAGAATGACCAGCAGCTGCAGCTGGCCGCTTATCTGGAACACGGCGGCATCTGGATCAATAAGGACAGCAGTCTGAATCCTGGTGCCAAAAACCACCGCAATCTGCAGGGCATCGGTCTGGGGCTTATCTGGTCCCGTCATGAAGACTGGTTTGTCCGGGCTGATTATGCATGGAAACTGGGTTCCGAAGAACCGGTCAGTGATACACGCCATAGCAATGGACAATTCTGGCTCCGCACAGGCGTATATTTCTAAGAATATGTATATATAAGAAAGGAATGAAGCGGATATATATGAGATATAGAAATAGAAACCAATGGAAACATCGGCTGACTGGCATGGTCCTCCTGGCCATGGCGCTGGGTGGCTCTGTACAGGCTATGCCTTCGGGCGGAACCATCCGGTCCGGCAATGGGTCCATTGTAGAACAAGGACAAACGATGACGGTTCAACAGAATAGCAACCGCATGGCTATTGACTGGACGCAGTTTGATATAGCTAAAAATGAAACAGTTCGTTATACACAACCTGATAAGAATGCCGTATCACTGAACCGGGTTACCGGTGGCCAGCAGTCCCTGATCGAAGGGAACCTGAATGCCAATGGACATGTTTTTCTGGTCAACCCTAATGGTGTCGTATTTGGTAAAAATGCCAGTGTCGATGTAGGAGGACTAGTCGCTTCGACGGCCCGTCTCTCTGATGACACGATGAATCGCTTCGGCAGCAGCCAGGATTCCCTGAATCTCGCTGTCGATAATGAAAACAATGCGGCTGTTATCAATGAAGGAATCATCAAGGCCCAGGGCGGTCTGGTCGCTCTTCATGCGTCAAACGTAGAAAACAGTGGTACCATTGTCAGTGATGGCGGTATGGTAGCTCTTACGGCAGCAAAGAATCTGAATCTGTCCAGTGATGCTGATGGCAAACTGAATTTCACTGTCGATGGTACGCTGGCACGGGCACAATCTCTCAACAGCGGTACGCTCAAAGCCGATGGCGGATACGTCGTCATGACGGCTAAAAGTGCCGGCGATGTCCTGAGCACGGTCGTCAACAACAGCGGCACCATTGAAGCTAAGACGCTGCGTAAAAATGAAAAAGGCCAGATCATTCTCGACGGCGGAGAACATGGACAGGTCGATGTTAGTGGAACCTTGGACGCTTCCGGTACGGAAAAAGGCCAGGACGCAGGAAATATCAAAGTCATCGGTGAAAAGACCATCGTCCATGACGGGACAAACCTCCTCGCCCGCGGTGATGTGGACGGCGGCAAAATCGAAACCTCCGGCGACGTGCTGAACCTGGGGGATAATCTCACAATCGATGCAAAAGGCGTCAGCGGCAAGGCAGGGGAATGGCTGCTGGATCCGCTGGACGTAATTATCGCCGACAGTGATCCCACAACGACAAGTAATTATGACAATGCGGAAAAGAAAACCGCCGCGGATTCTGATTTCACCAAGGGCAGTGCTTCCATCGGCTACAACGACCCCGATGCCACCACCGCCAATGCTTCTTCCGTAAACAGTGCTGTAACCTGGATTTCCACTGATATGGTGGAAAAAATGCTGAATGCGGGTACGAATGTGACCATCCAGGCAGCGGCCACTAACGGATCGGCCAATATCATCGTAAAAAACGATATCGATAAGACGGCAGGAGACGATGCCACCTTTACTCTGGATGCAATGCGGAACATCACCGTCAATGGCAATATCTCCTCTACGTCCAATAAACTGAATGTGGTATTGAATGCGGACAGCAACGGGGACCAAATCGGTGCCGTAATCATCAATGCGGATATCAACACTAACGGGGGATATTTTACATCCGCTTCCGGCGGGACGGTGAAATATACCAGTGATTCTGCAAATACCAAAGGATATGGAAAAGGTACCCTTAGCGGCAAGGCAGATCCTGCGGGCCATACGGTCGGTACCTATTTTGGCCATGTGGACAGCAGCGGTACAGCGGATGGGGCAAAGGATGACCGGATGATCAAGACCAGCGGCGGGAAGATCACCCTTAACGGGGAAATCGCCATCGGCCTCAACGGGGGAACTCTGACCCTGGATTCCGGGGGCGGAGATGTGACGGCCACCGGGATCATCAACTCCGGGAACAGCTATGGGGCCTATGTATACGGGACGGACACTTGGAATACCCTGGTGGAACAGACGGTGGAAAAATACCTGGAAAAAGGTACGGTCCCGGCCTATCATTACCAGGGTGTTAACTATGTGAAAGACACCAGCGGCAACTATGTGAAGAATGCAGACGGGACTTATCAATACACCACAGACGCCCAGAGCTTTAGCAATGGACAGCCCCATTACACCTTCTCTGAAGCCAATACCCAGAATGTCCGCTGGCTGGGAGACGGGAGCTCCACCAGCGTCAGCACAAGTGCGGGGACGGGATATGCTTCCATCGTCCTCACCAAAGGCGAAATGACCTTGGAACAATGGCTGAATTACCAGCTCACCTATAACGCAGCTAACTTTGCCAATCGATATATCAGCCAGAGCAGTGGGGTTAAGGTGGTAACTGCTACAAGTGGCGGTAAGACTACTACTTCTGTACAAAATTCGGCCGGAAAAACCATGACCACAGCCGATTTAAAAACCTATCTGACCGCGGCTGTTGAAAGCTTCACGAATGGTACGGCCAGCACCGATACCACGTTGAACGGACAGACTCTTTACGCCAATATCAAGGACGACATCAGCCATCTCCTGGCTACCAACTGGTTTGCATCCAAGGAACTGGCCCAGGGAAATACCAAAGGCGGTTCGGCTGCAGGGGATTCCTACCTGGCCACCATTACCACCATCCTGGAAAACTCCCTGACCACGCCTAACGGCCAGCAGATCCTCTGGGCCGGTGGCCGGGGTTCCGGCGTACTGAACAAAAAGGGTTCCAACAGCAGCACCAACGACAAGCTCTATCCTTATTCCTTTTACGGCATGCCCGACGATCCTACCTATCAGGACGGCATGTACTGGGTCACCGGCCCGGAAGGGGAAGCCAATAATGGCAAGGGGACCCAATTCTACAGCAATGCTGGTTCTAACTGGCAGAGCGGGAATTATGGGAAAGCCGTTTATGGGTATGTGAACTGGGATACCTATAAAGACGGGAACAAGACCCGTTCCCAGCCGGACAACAGTGCACCGTTCCTGACCGTAGGGTTTGGCACCACCGGCAAGTGGGACGATGCGGCCATGGGCGGGGATACCACCGTGGGCTTTATCAAGGAGACCAACCTGGCCAATTCCAGCCTGAACATCAAAGCCGGCAGCGGCGCTGTCAGCCTGGAAGGGGATATCGGGAAAGGCAAGGCTCTGGATACGGTGAACATTGAAAGCACCGGGGCCGTGACCATCGGGAATGAAAACAATAAAGCCACAAACTATAAATACGGCACTGTTTATGCGGACCATGGGGTCTACATTTCCGGGGGTACCGTATCGGTAGGCGGGGAAATCCATTCCGGCACCACGGATACCACCGCTTCTGCCAGTGACATCACCACCCGCAGCGATGGATACCAGAACACCGCCTTCCAGTTGGACAGTGTAACCATCAAATCAGCCGGTGACCTTACCGTCCACGGCGTGGAATCCGACGGCTATACAGATAGTGACAGCACCCTGAACGGCGGCAAGATCAGTCTGACTTCCACCGGGAAGACCGGTAAGATCACCCTGGGCGCCGGCGTGGATTACAATGGCAATGCCACAGAGGGCACCCTGGCTGCGGCCAGCACGGCAAAAGGCGCTGTGGTGGTCGATGCCCAGGGCAGCCAGGGCTCTCTGGTGAACAGCACCACCGGTACTTCTGCCATCACCACCGGCACCGGAGGCACCTGGCAGGTCTATGTGAATTCCCCCAGCGACTATGGCACCAGCCTGGGCAGCAATCTGAACAGCAGCACCAATGCCCAGTGGACGGCGAAATCCGGCTCCAACACTACGGTGAATACAAACAGCTCCAAGAACACACTGACGGACTATACTGATACCAGCAGCAACAAGTTCATCTTCCAGGTAACCCCGGTGATCACCATTTCCGGAGGCAGCCAGAAGAAAACCTACGGGGATACCCTTACCGATGACCAACTGCGGGATCTGCTGATCACCTCGGCCACCTATACGGATTCCACCGGCAAGGATGTCGATGTGACCCAGTTCAGCAATTTCAATGAAGCCGATTATCTGACCTACGTGACCAGTTCCGATGGAAACAAAACCGGAACGAATGCTGTGGCTGTTTCCAGTGATGGGGCGGCAGCAGGGGCCACCCGGACCCAGGGGGACGAAGACAAGACAGCTTCTGATGGGAACAGGGCCTTCTATGTATTCAATGTGGAGGAAAATGGGGCCAAGGCGCTGAACGGATATGACCTGAAAACGGTCAATGGGGATATCGAAATCCTCCGGAAGACACTGACCATCAACACCGATGGTACCCAGACTTATGGCAACTCCACGGTGAAGAGCGGGACGCCTTCTTACGACAAAACCCAGCTGGTAAACGGAGATACTCTGACTGATAGCGATATCAAGTATACCATTTCTACTGATGGTACTTATGCTGACAGCAAGGGTAGCAACGATACGGCCCATGTAGGCAAATATGA